GTTGATTAGCACTACTAAAAGGTTCAAATTTATCGGGTGAACCCATGAACTTGTAAAAGGATGTGTCCGGTATAACAAATTCAAAAATGACGGAGTTTCCTGTTACGGAAACTGGAGCTATTTGGTGAGTCATAGGTATTTCACCTACAGTAGACTCAGTCAACATACTAGTATAAGGCGCTACGTTAACTGGCGCTGATGTAATAGTATAAGCATCTTTGTTCATATTTAAATTTTGGGGTTGGTAGTATAAACGGATATTAATATCCTTCATATCAATAAGGCTTCCAGACGTTATGGGTGTAAGTGTATAGACAAGACGCATCTTAAATCCAACCGTTTTACCGTAATACAAACGAGATAACAAACCAATCGGTGTATAATTAAACTCATTTGGTATCTCATACAAGAAAGAACCTAATTGAACAACTGATGTTTTAGTGTCAAATGGTGGTGCTTCCGTAATGATAGACGTAGTTTTAAACATACGTCTAAAAATATCTCGTAAGTTTATTGTCGGTATCAATCTAGTGAACTCTATTGGTTCTATCGTACGTTGAGCTTTCAAATCAACGTCCTGATCTTGGGGTTCATTCATAACCTCAAGAGCACCAGATTGCGGTTCCATATGCATAGTTCCAGGCTCCTTTTTCTTCAGATCCTTACGCATGCGAGCGTTGATTGGTTTAATGGCTGTTACAACGCCATTTACAACGCGCACATTCTTAGGATCATCAAAGAAAGTAGGTGGTAAAGCATAACGCTTAATCAAATCATTCTTCCGATTTACAGCTAACTGTAAAGAGCGTTGATTGATCACGCCGTCCTCATCTAACAACACTTTGGTGTCGTGAACAAGCAATTTATCCAATGGAAGAAAACCGTCTTCAACATTAGGTGCAGCTTTAAGACTACTTTGTACAAAACTTAGATAACCTAGATTTGAAGTAGTATAGCCGTAAAATTGTAAGTCCGCGTCACCACACATATAAACGTTGAATTCAACGTTGGTCGGCGATCCATCTGATGCGACTAAAGGTTGGGCTACATAGATATAATACATACCATGCATCATACCTTCAAAATCAGTATTTTCAGCGCGTGGGCATAAAGCATTTCGACACAAAAAGGGCAACTCTACATCTAGAGACTGTCCTCCTTGTGTAAACTCCAACAAATGAGAAGGAGCGTTGACAACCGAAAGATAATCAGGTTGTGCTGTTAATGCTTTAATAGAGGGGTTGTAATATTTAATAACTTTCAATTTAACCTGTTGTTTGTTATTCATAACAGATTGTATTTTGAGTTTCAAACCTCCTCTCCAAGCTCTGTGCATAGCGTGCATCATCTCTAAGTTGTTAGCACAACCCAGTGAATCTGGAAGAGGATCAATACCACCTTGAAAAGGTGAAATTGGTCTATTCCATAATAGCTTTCCCATATCGTCATTAGTCGTGACCTTAAAAGACCCTAAAAACTGATCTTTTGAAGTAATATGTGTAATATCCATTTCATCTATATCCGTACCAAACAATTGCTCTTTGACAATCCTGTTCGCATTAGCATGAGGGTCTAACTTCTCAAAATATTGCTCACCATCTACCATATTAGGAAAATTAATTTTTGTCATTATTAATCTCTCCTTAATAGTAGATATATTAGGATTATGCAATCCAGTCCACTTTCTAAACATACCTCCCAAAGAATCTAAAAGATCCCCTGTGAGTTTCTTGCCTCCTTCGACTACTCCTCCAATCAAACCAGGTACGATAGCTCCGCCTATCGCTGATAAAAGTCCTGCTTGAGGCTCCATAGTCATCGTTCCAGCCTGAGCACAATCTAGCAAGTCCAAATCCAAATTTCTAAGGGAGTTTACAAGCGTCCCTGTTAAGGATGCTAAACTAGCTAATAGCATAACTATTCTAGCCCTCTTAACAAACTTTCCAAATTTGGATTTTGGTTGTTGAGTGTTCTCTTCTTCTTCTGTTAAAGCTTCAATCTGCTCTAAACACTTGTCATATTGCTCATAAACGGGGTTCAACATTCCTAGGTTTCCTGCTTGTGCTGACCACGTCAGGTATCTGGGTGTCGGAACAACCATATCAAAGTTCTTGAAACATGCCTCTACGATAATAGAAAGGCTATTAGTAGAACCAGTCGCAACAGCCAAAGGGTTCATAACAATGAATACAAGCGTGCCATAATTACCGTTGTTTATATTTATATCCAACGACGGTACATAACCAGCAGTGGTCTTATCCATATCCAGCGTCATCATATCTGTATTACAATACCAAGGTACAGGTAATACGACAGATGTTGCTTCGTTAGCATTCAAGAATGCATGAGGTCCACATAAGGCAGTATTAATAAAATACCTACCATCTGATGGATACTTATGCAACGGTGGCAAGACAGCCACAAGAATACATCCAGCATGACCAATTGTACCAGCCATAGATATATTCAATGTCAGGTCAGGTCTTCCCAATGATGCTATTTTAAAAGCATTTAACAAAGTTGGGTTAGATCTCGCCACATCACCAGGCAACACTTGCACAGTAGAATTAAGTAGGGAATACCTAGAGGTAGAACTATCAAAGATAACCCTATCTACAAAAAAGGGTCTCTCTATCCACGGTTTGGCATCTACTCTATAAGCCTCCGGTATATCACTCACTGTCATAAAAGTTGTGCTTCTAGCTGGGGTTACGTCTATTATCTTTCTAGTGGTAACAGACGCAACTTCCGTCTTGAGATTCTCGTTATCGATAGCAAAGTCATTAGCTGCTTTGCTCAAAAATTGTGTATCTACATTATTTACATTATTTACAGCAATAATTTTATTTTTTACAAGCGCATTTATTATTGTAATACGCCAACTTTTGTTTTTAGTGGAAATAGCCTAGCCATATGCTAAAAGCGCACATATGTTTTAAACACTGTATATCCATTTCCAATCGCTATAGGTTGCGACCCTGATCAACAAGGTTTTAGAGTTAACTCTCCTTTGAACAGTTTTGTCTGTGATTTTTCACGGTTTACTCCGATAGTTATCTTATTCTAAATAACTGACATCTTTGCCAAGATCTCTCAACACATGTAAGTAGGAGTCATCTTTAGCTAAAATGTCCAAGACTTTCTTCTCACTAATCGTATCATAAGGTCTATAAGCATCAAATAATTCGGTAAAGCGAGCAAACAAAGCAGGACTATGTATATAAGCCTCTACTTGTACAGCTCTAATCTTACCTGGTAATACTTCTTCGATGTTTTTAGTCTTATCCATCCATTGTATAGTACCAAGCAAAGTCTCCACACTCAAACATCCCATAAATCTCTTAAGAACAGGGTGATATCTAAAATGTCTCTTCACGAACGTAAGGGCATCAAAAGGCTGATGTTGACGAGTTATAGGTGTTTTATCACCATTCGTACACACCATACCGAGGTCACTTGCAACTGCATCTATAGTAGTCAAATTAAACCACGAGGCATCCTCTGGTCCAGCTCCGATAACCTTATCGTCACCCATCACGAAATCAACTACTCTTTCAAACTTCTCAATAGTAGGATCATCATCAAATGAATACAAAGTAAGCGCTGTTAAACACTTATTTATAAGACAATTCATCAACAAGGTGAGCCAAGTTCCAGAAGGCAATCCATGAGTCGTAGCATAAAGTTCATCATTAACTAAAACACAAGAAGTTGCCATGGAGTCTATAATATACTCCAACATCTTCTTATTCTTACCCTTATACTTCTCATAAAAACACTCTCCAATCAAATGCATGAATTGAGCCATTATAGATCCATCCCACTTTGAGAAATCAATATCTCCAGTGACT